CCGTAGGCCCAGGAAACGTCAATCCCGCCGTTGGAGTTGTCACAGGTCTTCTCCCAGCCGGAGCCGTTGGTGGTGTAGTAAGCGGCCATGTGTCCCTGGCGGGACCAGTCATCGCGGGACGGCCAGTGCTCCTTGATTTCACGGGCGAAGTCTTTGCAGTCGGAAATGTAGTTTACTAGTGTCATAGCTGTTATGCCTCCTTAAGCGTCTATGATTGTCCAGTCAACAGCGAGGTTGCCTTGTGCATTATAGCGGCAAACCCCCATCGTCTTGAGTTCCCGGATACTGTCCTGCCAGAGCTTGTCCTGCATTTCGGGACTGGCGCTCTGCTCAGCAGTCCAGCGCACAGTTACGACGGCTGCGGCTTCCGCGTCGCCCTGCATGGACAGCTCGCGCTTGCCCCAGTACATCGGCAGCAGCGTGCCGGAATCGGTGTCGGCCATCATGTACCACTTTTCCGTGATGGCGTCGTTCTGCCCGTAGGTGATTGCCAGGTGGAGAGGATTCGCGTGTTTCTTCGGTACCTTCATTTTGATTTCTCCTTTTGCCCTCGTTCCTCCGGGGCGGGCTACTTTTTTGAAATGGCGGGGCGGCGTTATTTGTCGCCAATGCAACTAATTATAATATCTCCTCTAAAAGCGTTCATCGCATATATATGTTCGCTGTCCTCTGCAAATGCTTGCCATTCGCCGGAGTCATTGGCTTTTTCGCCCTCTTCCATCGGCAAAAGCGTTAATGGGTCATCCACATACTCATCGGCATTTCTGTCGCTGATAAAATCATGTACGGCGTTCTCAAATTCGCCATAGGAATAATCTTCAATCGTGTCGTAATAGTTGGAATTGGTTTTCATTTTACTATCCTTTCTGCCTTCGTTCCTCCGGGGCGGGTGAATTTTAGTTCTTGCTGTTCAGGATTTCCAGGGCACTTTCGTACTCCTCTTTGCTCACAAGTCTTGGGAGGTATCCTTCGCCGCCCTCATTCAGCACATCGTTCAGTAACTTCATGCGGCGCTCCAGTTCGGCACGGGGGAGGATTTCCTTCTGTGCCTCGGCCTTGCGTACAGTTTCCTCGGCGTACTTGATGCGCTCTGCGGCCTTCTTTTTTTCTTCCTGAGCCTTGTACTCACTAACTTCTGCGGAGGTACCAGCGGCCATGAGTTCGGCGAGCCACTTTTCATAGTCCGAGGCGACTTTCGCATCAACAATGCCGATGCGCATTCCCCAAATCTTTTTCTTGCCGTCCAGGTCAATCAGCCGCCAGAAGTTCACGTCCCAGCAGGAATCGTACTTCTGGCCATCGATGTAGGCCACCATGTTGCCGGTCTCGTAGGGCTTCTGGCCTACATCGACCTTATCACCATCGGCGTACAGGCTTTCGGTCTTCATGATGCACTCGTACTCGGCAACAATCTTGCATTGCTTTCCACTCTTAAGTGTAAATTCAAAGGTTCCGGTCATTTTCGTTTCCTCCTATTTCTGGGGCTTATCTCGCTCCCTCAATCTGGTATTATAATACCATACATTGTAAGGTTTGTCAATAACTATTTTTGTGATTTTAGAAAAATTTTTCGGCAGGCCATTTCGCCAGTAAAAAAGCACCCCCAGCCCAGCCGAATAGCGGCCAAACTGGGGGCGTTTCCGCCTTAACCTATTTGATTATTTCCGCCTCCGTTTCGTCCGTTTCCGCTGGTTGCAACAGGCAAGGAGCAGAAGCTGTGCGCACCGTCATACTGTCAAGCTGCCTGCAAAAATCTTCGTAGGAGGGAAAGTCCGGGTGGCCGTGGGCCTGCATATACCGCGCCACCGCGTCCCGCTCTGCTGGTGTCCAATCCCTGCTCACACTGTTGCCCCTTTTCCGGCTCGGAGTGCATTGCAGCTCTTTACGACCATATCCATCAGGGGATGGCCGACAATGATACGGCCAAAGTTGTTTTCCTGGTAGTTCTGGGTCTTGCGCTGCGGCTCATTGTGGAGCATGTCGGAGGCGGCATTGATGGCACCCCAGGCCGTGCCTCGGAACTTTGCGATGTCCGGCATAAAGTAGGCGACCATAAACTCGTCCCTCAGCTTTTGGACGTGCCGCTGTTTGAGGTCGGAATCATCCTCCTGGACGGGGAACCACTCACCCAGCATTTGCTCTAGCCACTCGTCCCGGATGGTGATGTTTGCGTACCTCTGGGCTTGCTCGTCAAGAGCGACCATGTAGCGCTCTGCCAGGTCAAGCGTTTCCCTGGCCTCTGCAATCTTGGCCTCGATGTTGCCGGTGTGTATCATCGACCAGCTTCGCCGTGCGGAGCTGAGAGCCAAGTTGAGCGTGTTGTTGCATACCACCCTGATAGGTGTCATGCAGACCCGCAGGGCACCGCTGGCATCGTGGGCGTTGGTAAAGCAGAGATACGGCTCCACATCATCCCCCGCGACCTTTGCCATCGGCATCTTCGCCAGCAGCCAAATCTGACGGCCACCCCGAAGCGACCCGGCTGTTTCGTAACGGACTTCGCCGCCAATCAGGTGGTCGGTGAAAGAAAAGGCATCGGCGTTTTGTACGACCTTGTACTTGGAGCCGACAATCCCCAAAACCTGGCCGTCCTTGTCTCTGGTATTGGCGGCGTAACCGGGAATCTGATTGCCGGCTGCATCAAACACCGGGCGGCTCTCCACCGTCCAATCCAGGCCCGCCAGTTTGATGGCCGCTGCGCTGGTAGGCGCTTCCGCCACCATCGTTCCCAGCCCGTGCCAGGGCTTCTCCCTGACGTACATCATGGTTTCCACATTTGCGCTCATATCTTTATCCTTTCTCCCCGTGTGCCCGATAGGACAGGCGTATAAAAGTTTATTCCTCGGATTCTTCGGTTTCCTCGAATCTGTCCTCCGTGATTCCACCGTAGGTGTAGCCACGGTCATGCCGGAGATATATCGGCATGTCCTCATCGTATTGGCTGAGATAATCCACCAGCTCGCCAACCGTCATTGTGTTGCGGATGTCATCGTAGCCATAGGCTTCTCGCTCCGCATCCAGCATCAACACTGTCATCTTGCATCCCCTCCTTATGCCAGCCCGAAAAGATAAGCCGGAACTCGCTCATACCTGTTGCCATTAAAATAGTCTCGGCTGGTGCCATTGATTTCGACCATGCCCTCAATCGTGCATCCGAGTTTGCAGAGCTGCCATGCGGTTTCGACGGCGCTTGTCCAGCCGGAGGACATGGTCACATGGTCAAAACCATAGTCCCGGAGCAGAGTAAGCAGCTTCTCCGCATCCTCGTACTGGTAAGGCTCGCTCAAGTCGATGTACTCATTCCCGCGCTCCCGGGAATCGTTATACAGGCGGCTGATGCGGCTGTAGTCGCTGCCCTTCGCTCTGACCGATGCAAGGAGGGTTTCATAGGCGGCGTTCGTTTTTTCCACCTCGTCTGCATTCCTGGCTTCCTTTGCGTCAGCGTAAGCGGCCTTGATGTTCACAAAGGCTTCGTATTCTTGTTCAAGCTCATCCTTTTTCATGGCCTTTTCCTTTCTCCCCGCCATTGGCCGGGCGGGGACGGCAATGTGAGTTAGATGATTTCCATGTTCGCGATGCTGTCTGAGCATTCGTTCCAAACTTTCCAGCGCTGGTTATAGCCTTCCGGAGTTATAAACCCGTACTTTATGTCAAAATTCATTTTCTCAAAGTCGGCATTTAACAACTTTACCATCATTGCTTGAGATTTTTTTGTGTAATGCTCGATGCGGTACCTATACTCTGTAGCCTCCCAGTTACTTTTTTGGTTCCACATTCTGAGGTGACTTTTCATGCACTCGTATTCGTCCTTGACCGTCATGTTGTCTTTCCCTTTCTGCCGGGGATTAACCGCCCCGGCTCGGTGATTGGTTATTCGGCCTCTGTAAAATATCTCGCGTACATATATTGAGCGGTGTCGTCATCGTCAAGCCCTGTGATTTGCCAGACATCTGTAATATAAAAGCCGATTTTCAAAAATCCGTTTGTCGTCTCAACAGTGGCCTCAGTCCAGATGTCCAGCGTGTGGGTACCGTCACCGAGGGCATCCCATACCCGGCAGTTTTTTGACATTGTTGATGTAGCAGTAAGCACATTAACAACGTAGTCATCATAATCACTTTCGCGCAGCCATTCCCTGGCGGCCATGTCTGCGTATTGGGCGCTGCTCCACTCGTCATCCTTAAAAGACTTGATGATTGTATTGCAGGTTGGCATCTCGCTTGCGTAGATGTATTGTTTTGCCTCTTTGGTGATGGTGACTTTCATTTTGATGTCCTCCTTGTTATTTTCCGTTCGCTTTTTTCTAGTGGTATTATACACTATTTTTTATATAATGTCAACCCTTTTTTATATTATTTTTTATATGCCTCATAAAAATCTGTTGACAGTATCAAAAAAATCGTGTATTATCTATCCGAGGTGATTGATGTGGATGTCAGAGAGTACATCAGCCTATGTCGCGTAAAACGTGGCAACATGACAGAGTCAGAACTGGCTAGACGTACAGGCCAAACCCCGCAGAATATGAACAACAAGCATAAACGGAACGCTTTTAAGGTTTCGGAGCTAGAAAAAATAGCCGAAGCTCTGGATGCAGAACTTGTGATACAGTTTGTTGACAAGGAAACAGGGAAGCCCATTATCTGAGCAAAGAAAAATCCGCAGACACCTACGCCAAAGGTATCTGCGGATTCTCCTATGTATCAGCGAGACTTGTCATGCGCTTCCGGCTCGGGTAGGCTGGAAATTTTGTTCGGCTCTCGGACAATAATCTCGTCTAGGCCGCAGCCTAGCGCCTCACAGATTTTGTCCAGGTGTTCCAGGCTCACCCGCTCGGACAGCTCGTGGTACATCTCGTTGATGGTGCTTGGCCGGATGCCTGTCTTGCGGGCTAAGTCAGCCTGTGTCCAGCGCACCTCTCCAAGTTTCCGGGACAGCAAAATCCTTATCATGTGCATCGCCCCTTCCGTAATAATCTACCAGACAAAATGGCGTTTGTCTGGGTTTTGTTAGATTATCACGAAAGACGGTATAAAAAAGAAAGCGCAGACACCGTAATGTCTGCGCTCGAAGGGACTATTTGGAATAGTGGAGGGGACAGTCCAGGACAAACCCGCCAGCCGTAAGATAAATAACGGCTGGGGGGTTCGCCTGTGTCTCCTGTGGTGACCCCAAGGGGAGGGTGTACGAACATACAACCTCGTCATCAGGCGGCGGAGTTTCTTCTTCCAACGGATAATCTCTGCAAGTATCCTTCCCCGCATAGTAGTATTCGATTTTGATGTGGTCATCGTACAGATAGACCGATTTGACGAATGAATCAATCAGCTGCTTTTGATAGCTTTTATCTTCTACGTTGCCGTCCTTAAATGACTGCAATATATACACAATGGTAGTTTTGCTGATAGGCTCATTCTTTGCGTTTTCTATTGCCAGTTTCCGGCTCAGTTCGGATATGGATGTCTCAATTTCTATTAGTCTGTCTTTCGTTGTGGCAGTGTAGATACCCGCTTCGATGGCTGACATGACATTCTTCTGAGCCTTACGCTTTTCTGATAGTTCCTGCTCCAACCGTCCAATGCCGGATTCCCTGCGGGCCTGCTGCTGGAAAGATATAGCGTTGTCTGCAATCCATTCAATGGTGTCATCCTTAAGGACTATCTCTTTCGTTATTTTGGCTATTTCCAGTTCCAACCAGTCGCGACGAACGTGGTCTTTTTGACATCCGTTCCCGGTTCTTCGCCCCTGGCATGAATAGTAAAAATGTATATCCCCACTTTTACCTGTGCCAGATGTACCGACCATGTAAGAGCCGCAGTGCCCACAAAACAGTTTTCCTGTCAGCAAAAAATCAGCATTCTTCCTGTGGCAGTTTGCTGCCGCTTTCTTTTGCAAGTTGTCCTGCACGATTGCAAACACCTCTTTTGATATAATCGGCGGCACGCCGTCCTCTATGACCACATCACTGTAATGGTAAACACCGATGTAGTTGGTGTTTGCCAGGAGCGTGTGGAAGGAGTTTTTATTCCACAGATTGCCTTGCTTGGTTTTGATTCCCCGGCCATTCAATTCGTTGGCGATATCCACAAACGGGATGCCGTCCTTATATTTGTCGAAAATCTCCCGGACAATCGCAGCCTCGGCATCATCGACCTGGTAATAACCCTCCTTGCTCCGTACATATCCCAGGGGGAGTCTCCCATTTACTTTACACATGGATGCGTTATCCATCATGCCCCGCTTGACATCCTCCGCCAGATTTTCGGAATAGAACTGGTTGATGTTCATCATGGTGCGCAGGGCGAAGCGGCCAGCAGCAGTATCGCCAAACTCTTCCTTCGCGTAGACGGTTTTAATCCCGTAGGTGTCCAGTTTCGCCTCGTATTGGAGCGCGTTCAGCATATTCCGGGCTATGCGGTTGGACTTATACGCGATAACTACCCCAAACTTTCGCTTCTCTGCGTCACGGAGCAGCCGCTGGAAGCTGGTGCGGCGGTCAGTCTTGCCGGATATGGCCTTATCTGCGTAGACCTCAATCACGTTCAAGCCGTTGGTTTTGGCAAAAGCCATGCATTCTTCGACTTGCTGCTCAATGGATTCATCCTTCTGGGCGTGGGAGCTGTAGCGGGCGTAGATAACAGCGGTCTGTGGGGCAGCAGGGTCTTTCCCTAGTTTGCGCATGGCATCAGTCTCCCACTGCCTTTATGTCCTGTGTCAGCTTCGGAAATTTCTTTTCCAGGTCAGCCAGGGATTTCAGCTCCGTAACCTTTATTTCTCCGGAGCGGTTATCCGCGAGGGAACCGTAGAAATTTTCACTGCCGACGTAGTAAAAAATCAGGGCATCCCCATCCTTGTACCACATAACATCCAGGGAAAAGTCCTGGTCGCCCATAACCTGCTTGCAAGCCTCGATGGAGTTGTAAATCCGTGTGCCAAAGTCGGTGATGCTCGTCCAGGATGCAGCAGTGACACTGATGCTCGGCTTGGTGTCGCCCATTGTGACATCCACAGAATAGCCTACAGTAAGGATGGCATACAGTTCGTCCGTGATGCGCTGCACCTCCGGGTCAACTGTTTCGGGTTCTGTCGTTACTAGCTCAGACCCATCAGTACCACACGCCGTGCAGCAAAGCATGACAACAGCCAGGATGATAAGTAAGACTCTCTTTTTCATTTTAATTCCCTCCTAAAAATTCATTTTGATTTTTCTTCGTCCGCAGAATTATTTTTGCGATTTTCGCAAAAATCCTGCAAAAACAAGCGAAATATTATCGGCTTAGGAAATATTCCCGGCTCGAGAATCCGCGACACCTTTAATCATCTGGACAAGCAGCACTTGCTCACTCTCTGGGATGCGCCGGAAATGGGCAAGCAGCTCTTGCTCGAGGGTCGTGACATTCTCCTTTGTGTACTCCACGTTTCTTCCCTTTGGCACGTCATACCCCATCAGCCAGACCTCAGATACGTTCAGGGCAAGCCCTAAAATTGTGAGTTTATCCTGCGCAGGGCGAACGCGGCCATTCACATATTGGCTGAGATGATTTTTCGCGAGCTTTACGCCGTACTTGTCAACATAAGGCTGTGCCAGTTTGAGGATGTCCGCTTGCCGCAGTCCACGCTCGTCCATGATTTCCCGGAGCCGCTCCGATGTGCTGTGTGGAGGTCTATCAATCACAGGCTTTTCGCCCTGGCCTGGGTCAGTTTTGCCGAGCAGGAAATCCATGCTGACGCCAAAGTAATCCGCAATGCTTTTAAGCGTGTCTATGTGCGGTTCCCGATCCCCTCTCTCGTACATATTTACGCTGCTCTTGGTGAGTCCAAGCCGCTTTGCCAGTTCCGCCTGGGACAACTCCGATTCGCTCCGCAGTAGCCGGAGCCGCTCGTTAAAGTTTGCCATTTGGATGCCTCCCATAAATAGTCGCCGCTTCATCCTGCTGCTTGCCGCCCTCCTGGACGGCAGGATTTTTTCCTTGCAACCCTGCCATCACATCCAGCGACTTCCCGAGCTGGTCAGCAATATAGCAAGCATCGGACAAGGAAATTGGATTGCCTGGTGGGAGGATTTTGTCTATTGTGTGTCTCAGCTCATCGTCCATTTGAGTACCGGCGAAAACAATGTCCTCAACGCTCATCCGGAAAGTCTCCATCCAGAAATCATTGTCTGACTCCCATCCCATGATGTAACTGGGCGTGGTATCGAGCGCGTCAGCAATAGCCTTGATTTTCGATAGCCGGAGGTTGTATAGGCCTATCTCAATTTTATTGATGGATGACCTAGATTTGTATCCGAGCTTCCTGGCCAGTTCATTCTGGGACATTCCCAAGCGCTCTCGCCGGAACCTGATTCGTTCGCCTATCGTCATGTGCTACATTCCATTCTATAACGAAATCTGTTATTTCCTTACAAAGTTGCCCCGGCCTGTCACACCTGTGTTAGAATTCAAGAAAAACAAGGAGGCCAATGCCATGACAGAAGAACAAGCCCGCGAATACATCAGCCGATTGACCCTAGAAGAAAAAATCCTGCTTAACGAGATGCTAATAGCCCTTGAACAAAAGCGTCAACCTTCTCCAACTCAGCAGGGGTCAGCTGAACAAGCCGAGAAATAAGGCTCTCGGATAAGTCGCTCTCTTTACCCCAATAGGTACGTTTATCAGTTTCCACGCCATCACGGTCTTGGGAAGTCTCATCGGTGATACCCATGAGGAAAGCAGGAGATACATTTAATGCCTTAGAAAATGCAGCAATTTTGCTCTGCGTTAAATCGACTTTACCTGCCTCAATCTTTGCTATGGACGAACGGTCACGGTAGCCAGTTTTTTCCGCGAGAGCCTCCTGAGACATACCAAGTTTCTCTCGGAGATTTTTAATATTATCATACAATTCCATACAAGTTTCCCCCTACCACGGCTCTAACAATAGAATACCCCATCTGTGAACGAATGTCAACATTTTTTTAGTAATTTCAAAAAAAGTGTTGACATTCATTCACGATGGTGGTATATTATGCTCGTGAATTAAATTCACCACTAAGAAAGGAGGTGAGAGCATGAATGAAGCTGAATTCAGGGTAGCAGTTGCGAGGGCTGGTTTGACCAATAGAGATATCGCAACCAGTCTTGGCATCTCAGAACAGGCATTTTACAACAAAGCGGCGGGGAAAACGGAGTTTAAGAGCAGCGAAATAAAAAAACTTGCAGTGATTCTGTCGCTGTCGATGGATGCCGTCAACCATATTTTTTTTGACGATACCGTGAATTAAATTCACACAGCAAAAGTGAAGGAGGTGACAAGCAAAATGAGAAAGTCCAAATATGCAGCGATGGTGATTAAGAAAGTAGACGACCCTGAGAATGACATACACATTGATGTAAACCAGATTCCCGAGTATGTCAAAAACGAATTAGCGGACTGGGCTATACGCATGACGAAAGAAGTGCTCTCTCGCCCTGGTGAGATGGAAAAATACCAGCGCTGGCTGGCAGAGCGAGAGGCCAAGCAAGCCGCAGAAAGGAGCGCGACATGAGCAAAAAAGGTGAGGCCGCCCTGCTGGAACAGGACGACCCCAAAGAAAAATCAACCACTGGTATTGTACACCAATTTAAGGACGCAGTCAAGAGAAATGATTTGCCGATGGTGTTTAACCTGGTAAACCTACTCCCGAAGGACGCGGTGGAGCTGCTGCGGAAGCGGTTTTTGTCCATCGACAAGACCACCGTGGCGAAATGCAGCAATCCGGAAAAGTACGGCTGCGTCCTCCACCCGGACGGGTACGCCCTGCTCCGAGACTTGCTCCCCACGGAGGAAGCATCGGAGCCGGAGGAAAAACCGAGAAAGCGCCGGGACGCACACAAGCTGATTTGCCGCATTTACGGCAGACTGCCGGACGAAAAGTATCTGCGGCTGCGCAGAGCAATCCAGGCGGACGGCTACGCGACCATCCAGGACTGGATAACCGACCAGGTGGATGCCTACCTGAGCAGGAAGGAGAAAACGAATGAACAAGGAAATCATTGATTTGCAAGACCTGCGCCCGGAGCTGGACGCAGAGGACAAGGAGCTTTACAAGATGTTCGCCCCCCGGAACCGGGACTGGTGCATCAACGACATGGTTCTCGTCCGCAAGGGCGATGAGCTGTATTTGGAGCGGAAAGCGGACATTGCCATCCGCCTAAAACGGAGGCAAGCCGTTATCCAGTGGCTGGTTGGCCTGGTAGCGGGCACCTGCATGGTCTTTGAGATTGCAGCGGTGCTGCAAGGCTCTGGGTTTATGTGGATGTGGACAGGGATGTTCCTGGTGTGCGCCCTGCCCGGAGTGGTGAAGGCGCTGCCCAAAGTGGCGGGAGGTAGCAAATGCTAGAAATCCGTGTACAAGGGCCAAAAGTAGAAGTGAAAACGCTCGGTGATGCCCAAACGGTAGCGATTGACACAGCACTGGCTCTACAGACGATTTACCACGCTTTCCAGGAGCAAGCGAGCAATGCGGAGGCACACGGGTACAGGGATTCCCTCCTGGCAATCCTTTCCGACCCGGGAGTCCAGCCATTCAAGGACGAAGAACTTTACGATGAGAGGAAGAAAAAAGATGGACGCCAAGGTGGGATTTAGAGAACGGTTGGCGGCTCTCATTAAAGAGAGTGGAAAAACCGTCACAGACATTAGCGAGGAAAGCCATGCGCCGCACTCCTCATTAACATCTTATGCCAATGCGGCGGATGGTGTTGATTACATCTGCGTCAAGAATGCGTGCGCCCTCGCCGATTATTTCGGTGTGTCGCTCGATTACCTGTTCGGACGGACGGAATGCAAAAGCCCTGTCAACGGGAATCCTGCGGATTGGATAACAACCGACCTGGAGGACGGCGGTAAGCTCCCTCCAATCGGCAAAGAAGTCGCTGTAATCGCGGACAACAACCACTTAAAAGGAACGGTGCTGCTAAGTCTGCGGGAGGACGGCACCAGCAAAGCGTGGTTCGCTGGTGCGGGCAGAGTTGCCGACCTGGAAGATGGGCTGTATTGGCTCCCGATGCCAAAAGAGCCTGACGGATGGAGGCAAGAGAAGGCCAAGAGAGCCGACAGATACCACTGGGGTGACGATATTTGCAAATGCCGAAAAATCAAAGCCACCCTGTCCGAGAAGATGAAAGGCACGAGAAACGAGGCGAGCGTAGCAAACGGGGTAGATGATGAGGCACTGCGGTACGCCTGGGCAAAAATCCCTGAGACTGAACAAAGGCTGGTGCTAGAGTTGCTGCTGAGCGGTAAGAGCTACAACGAGATAGGAGACCTGTACGGCATCGCGAAGGGTACTGTAGGAAGCAAGACACATAACGCATGGGAAGCGCTAAAGCAATTCTACTCCCAGAAGTGCCTGAAAGAGCGTTATGTGGTGCGAGGATTTGAAAGCAACATCGCAAGCGCAAATCTGGTTTACGGCTACACACTTGGGACGCTGCAAGGGCTATCCGAAAAGGAGTTCGCTAAACTCAAAGGCGTTGATACGCGGATGGTTCAGAGAATCAAAAAATCTGTGGAAGCAGTGCTGGTTGACGTGGGCGCGATTGCCGCGCCAAAGCCGGAGGCCGTAAACGAGGGTGAGCCAAAGCCAGGAAAGAAGCAAGGTCGTTCCGCGAAGGGAACCCAAGCAAAGCCGGATACAAAGCCGTATTTATCCATAAACGAGACGGCATATGCACTCGGGCTATCTGTAAGTTTCGTCAGGCAAAGATGCAGGGATGGTGCCGCCCCCGTACTGATGATGGGGAGTAGGCCGGTGATTAACGTCAAGATGTTTGAAAAGCAGCTTGCAGACGAGGCCAAGCAGATGATGGGAGGGAAAAAGGCCAATGTATGAGCCTCTCGACTGCCCGGAGGTGCGGAACGCACTGGCTACGGGCTACCCTCACCCAGTCCGGGAGAAAATCCACATTTGCCCGGTCTGTGGGGAGGTATTAGCAGAGGGTGACCTGCTGTATGACTTTGACGGCGATTACCTCTGCGCAGGATGCGCGATAAATCGGATAGAGGAAACTTACTCTACCCAGGAAATCGCCGAAGCACTAGGAATTAAACACAAAGAGGCAGAGTACTGCCCGGAAATGGAGGAAAATTAACCATGATTACAAAACCAGAAGAAATGACCTTTGACAACAAGCGCTTTTCCGTCCTGTTGTACGGTTCCCCTGGCGTGGGCAAGACCACCCTGGCGCTGTCCGCTCCTGACCCCATCATCATTGACTTCGACCGGGGTATGAGCCGCGTCAAAGCACAGCACCGCAAGACCGCGATTTTCTGTAACACCTACGAGGACGTCCTGAAAGACCTGGAATCCCCGGAGATTGCCGCATTCCAGACCATCATCGTTGATACCGGCGGCAGCTTTGTATCGTTCCTGCAAGATTGGGCAATGCGCGTCAACCCCGCCGTCAATCGCCAGAAAAACGGCGCTATCTCCCTGAAAGGCTTCGGCGCGGTCAAAGCCGAGTTTGTGAGCTTTACAAACCGGGTCAAGGATGTACTCAACAAAAACATCATCTACGTTTTCCACTCTCAGGAGCAGACCGACAAGGACGGAAACACCCAGCAGCGCTTGATGTGCGAGGGCGCGGCGAAAAACATCGTCTGGACACCCTGCGACTTCGGCGGTTATGTGCAGATGATTGGCTCGGAGCGGGTGATTTCCTTCGCCCCGGAGCAGGAGTATTTTGCCAAAGGGTGCCACGGCATCAACGGCAAGTACACCATCCCACAGCTCGGGGAAAATGACCCCAACGACTTTTTGACCCGGCTGTTCGACACGGCGAAGGCCAACATTGCCGCCGAGGATAAGGCTTTTGCTCCCATCCGCGCCAAGTACGCCGATGTGATGACCCAGGTCAAGTCCATTCTGGACGGCGTTACCGACATCCAGAGTGCCAACGCCGCCGTGGAAATCATTCCGCAGATGGAGCACGTTCTGACCTCCAAAAAGGAGGCATCCGCAATGCTGCGGGCAAAGACGGATTCTCTTGGCCTTAAGTACACGAAGGATGGTTATGTGCCGAAGGAGGAAAAATGAGCCGCTACCTGATAACTCAGTCGCTGCTATCCGCCTGGAAGTACATATACGACAGCTACGACCCGGAAGCGGCTATGGACGATTTCCTCCGGGTGCTGAACCGGGAGGAAAGCAAGCCGACTGACGCAATGCTGGACGGCATTGCGTTTGAGACAGAGGTCTACAAGGCCGCATCCAGCTTCTTGCCCCGGTTCGCCCACGAAAAATGGGAGAGCGGAATCCAGAAGGTTGCGGAGCGCGTTCGCGGCGGGCAGTTCCAGGTAAAGGCCAGTCGGGAGCTTGCAGTTGGAGACATGACTTTCCTCTGCGACGGAATCCTGGACTGCCTACAGGCCGGGGTTATCTCGGATGTCAAGTTCAGGAGCAAGAGCTTTGGCTCTCTGGACTTGGCAGGGAGCTACTTGGATTCTCCACAGCACCCCATGTACTTTTACCTTGTACCAGAGGCATACGAGTTCCAGTACCTAGCATCGGACGGCGATGACCTGTATGTAGAAACCTACCGCCGAGAGGATTGCCGGAGCATCCGGGACATTATTTCGGAGTTCCTGGAATCCATCAAGAGCATGGGCTACCTGGAACTCTACAAGGAAAAGTGGCTGGCAAAGTGAAAGGCCGAATCATTGACTTTTCGATGAGCTGGAACCGCAAGCAGCGCATCACCATTGAGGTCGATACCGATTTCCGGGAGGGCTACGAGGCCCTCAAGGAATCGGATGTCGAGGTAAGCATAAAGAAGTGGCGGAAGAAACGGAGCAATGACGCGAACGCCTATTTCCATGTCCTGGTGAACGCGATTGCCGAGGCCAGAGGCGTGTCCAATGACGAAATCAAGCGGATGCTCGTGGTGGACTATGGCAGTCTGGCACGGGACGAGGACGGGCAAATCATTGGCTTCAAGCTGCCCGTCAGCGTGGATGTCAGCTCCATCTACCCCTACACGAAGTTTTATAAGCAGGTAGAGGAAAACGGCAAGCTGTTCAACTGCTACCTAGTGTACAAGCACTCCCACGAAATGGACACCAAGGAAATGGCGCGGCTGATTGATGGGGCTGTCCAGGAGGCAAAGGAGCTGGGCATCGACACCGACACGCCGGAAGAACGGGCCCGATGGGCAGAAAGGATTACCAATGGAGGAAATTAAAAACACAGTCACAATTTCAAATTATGAGTACGAGGATTTAATTCGCAAGAGCTTTGCCTTGGATTTGCTATTGGCAAACCTGGAAAGGAAAGCCTACGTCAGCTCTGAGCTGGTGCGGATGATGTGCGAGGCGCTGGGCATGATTGCCCCGGAGGAAAAGGAAAATGCTTAACCATATCGCAATTATGGGTCGCCTGACCCGCGACCCAGAGCTGCGCCGCACCGGGAGCGGAATTGCCGTCACCAGCTTTACCGTGGCTGTTGACCGCGACTATACCTCCAAGGAGGGCGGCGAGAAAGAGACAGACTTCATCGACTGTGTGGCATGGCGCTCCACGGGAGAGTTTGTGTCCAAGTATTTTGCCAAGGGACGCATGGCTGTGGTGTCCGGGCGGCTGCAAATCCGCAACTGGACGGATAAGGACGGCAACAAACGCCGCACCGCAGAGGTCAACGCCGACAGCGTCTACTTCGGCGACAGCAAGCGCGACAATAGCTCCGGCAGCGTTCAGACACCCCCTCCCCCGGCGCAGTTCGAGGAAATTGAGGGTGACGATGACCAACTGCCGTTCTAAGGGGCTGATAATGTGCCGAACAGAATCATCAAAGAGAGCATTCGGACGAGCAGGAAAATTAACGCGCTATCGGATTTGCAGTTCCGGGTCTGGACATACCTCCTGACCTATGTAGACGATTACGGGCGGGGTGACGCCGACCCGGAGCTGCTGAAAGGCTTGGTATTCCCACGGCGAAAAGGTTTGACCGAAAAAACGATTTCTGACGCTCTGGCAGAGCTGGCGAACATTGGCTTGATTAGCCTCTATGAAGTGGATGGCGAGTCGTACCTGTGTTTTCCGACCTGGGGAGAGCATCAACGAATCCAGCAGAAGCGGTCACGATTTCCAGCCCCGGAAGATGGGAATATACTGGAAGTCACCGTGAATCACCGTGAATCACCGCCTGAATCCAATCCAATCCAATCCGAATCCGAATCCGAATCTAAATCCGAATCCGAATCCAGAATCCAGAATCCGAAAACGCGCAGGCGCGAGGATGTGTTTGCGGAGTTTGCCGCTGCCGATTCCGATTTGCTGAAAGCCCTGAGGGACTTTGAAGCCATGCGAAAGCAGATTGATAAGCCCCTGACGGACAGAGCGAAGGGAATGATTGTGACGAAGCTCAAAACCTTCCCACGAGACCAATGGATTCCCATTCTTGAGCAAAGCATCCTGCATTGCTGGCAAGGCGTTTTCCCGCTGAAGGACGCGCCGCAGGACGCACAGCCGGTTGGAAAGGGCGCAGCAGCGCTGACCACCCTTCGAGAGCTGCACCAGATGTACGGAGGCGAGGAATCATGACAAAAAAAGAACTGTCCGAAATCTTCTCCCTCTGGTCACTCAACTGGCCGAACGCGGAGCTGTTTCAGGGCGGAAAAGAAATGCTAAATGCGAGGATAACCTTGTACGCCAACCGCTTGCAGGATGTTGGCTACTGGTTCGGGCGAAAGGGCGCTTTGGTGTCCATCGACACCAGGCGCTTCCCGCCGACCATCGCGGAGTACCGGGCAGACATCGAAACGGGCAGAAAAGAGCTGCTGGAAATGGCGGATTTCCGCTTCAATCTCCTGCGGAACGAGATTCCAAACGGGAAAGAAAGCGACTTGCAAGCCGCGTATGGCAGACTGCTCCCCTGTGTGCGGGAAGTGGTAGACAGCATGGGCGGCATGGAGCAGATTTTCTGCGCGGATATGCCGTTTCTCGACCAGCATAAATTCCAGGAGGCGTTCGCCGCTCTGGAAGTGCAGCGGGAGGCACAGGGGAAAATCCAGGCAGGAGCGAAAGCAAGGAGGCTGACCGAGTGAGCACAGTATCTACCAAAAAGTGCATCCAGGGCGGATGCAAAATCGGGCAGGGCCCGTGGTGCCGTACCTGCGGAATGAACACGAAGGAGGCCAAACGCAGAGAGAAAATCCCCCTGACAATGGGCACGGACGGGCTGATGCGGAAGTACCTGGGCATCAAGGGAACCGAGGAAGCTCCGCAGCGCGAGGCTCCCGGCACCAAAGGGGGCGGCACGGATGGATAAATCCTGCTGGCTCTGCGGGCGGAACGGTGCGGCAGACCCACTTGACCGGCACCATATCTACAACGGCCCGAACCGGGCGAAATCCGAGAAATACGGTCTGGTGGTCTACCTGTGCCACTCTAGGTGTCACATCTACGGCCCGTATGCTGTCCACCGAAACTTCCAGACGCGCCGAATGCTGCAAAGGTACGGCCAGGAAAAGGCCATGCGGGAAAACGGCTGGACAGTTGCCGATTTCGTCAAAGAGTTTGGCCGGAACTATCTGGACGGGGAGGAATCGTGATGGCAAAAGCGCCCAGACTTCGCAATGCAGACCAGAGCGAGATTGTCAAGGTTTTCAACAGATTTTCCGGCAAATATTCCCGCTGGGAACTGTGGAGCGACTTCATCACCTTGACCGCTTGCACCATTTCCAACGCGGTAGACGTGAGCCACCGGGAGAAGCGGGAAAAGCTGTACATGACGGTCGCGGGCAAGTACACTAAGCAGGAATTGGATCGCTTCGCGGAAATCCTTGCCCGTCTGGTTGATGCCTATGACAGCGACCCTGACCAGGACTTGCTGGGAGAGCTGTACATGGCCTTGGAGCTGGGCAACGACAACAACGGCCAGTTTTTTACCCCATACGACATCTGCCGATGCATGGCGGCAATGAACCTGGACAATGCCAGTCTGGGAATCCAGGGAAAGGGTTGGATTTCCGTCAACGACCCGGCTGTCGGCGCGGGCGCTCTGCTGATTGCCTTTGCCAATGAGTGCCATAGACGAGACATTAACTACCAGCAGCACGTCCTATTTACGGCACAGGACATCGACATGATAACGGCGCTGATGTGCTACATCCAGATTTCCCTGCTGGGCTGTCCCGGCTACGTCTATGTGGGCAACACCCTGACAGACCCATGCCAAGCGCTGGACAGCAGAGGCCTGATACCGAGGCCGTCCGACAAGCTGTGGTACACGCCGATGTACTTTGCCCCGGTCTGGCACTACCGCTGCCTGTGGTATGGCATGGACATACTCATGGCAGCGCAGCCAGTCAAGGCGCAGGCCAAGCCCCCGGCTGCAAGCGCAGGAGCAGAATTAACCACGACAGAGAGCGGACAGCTTGCGCTGTTTTAACACCAAAATTGATAGGAGGAAAAATCAACCATGACAAACGATATGCAGCTATCCCTGAAAGGAGATACCTTCGCGGCCTTGCAGGGGGACTTCGACACTATCCTGAATCAGACCATCATGAATATGCAGGAAAAAGGCACGGACGAGGCAGTGATTACGCTCAAGCTCAAAATAACGCTGGCGAGCGGTACCGTGAACGAGGGCTACAGCAGCGGGCGGGCAATCACCATGCCAGTCTTTAACCACGACATCAGCTCAGTCATGCAGGTCAAGAGCCGCATGTCCGGCATACTGGCCGGAAATTACGAGCTGGTATGGGATGGTACGAAGGGCAGCTACGTTATGCGGCAAGTCGATGATGGACAGGTGAGCGTATGACAGGATTGCTAGAGGAGGCAGAGCGAAAAGCAGTCACGTTATGTTCTTCGTGGGCAACTGGTGAACAGCTACAGAGAATTGAACAGGCGATAATTGTCGCATTTCATGGGTTGGAGGTGTCCAAGCCGGAGCTGGCACTGTCTACGGAGGTGTTGCCGCCGTATGAGGAATACCTGAAGCAATTTCTAGCCATAAAACTGGTAAAGGGATTGAGCCCCAAAACGCTTACTTACTACAAGCTCGTTATCCGCTCTTTTTTTAGCAAATGCGATAAACCTGTGAGCAAGGTAACCACGAATGACATCCGGGTTTACCTGGCCATAAGGGAAATGCAGGAGCACGCATCGAAATGCACGCTTAATAACGAGCGCCGGGTGTTTCGGAGCTTTTTTGGGACGCTGGCAAATGAGGGCTTGATTGCAGAAGACCCCGCTAGAAGGATTGACCAAATCAAAGAGCCGAAGCGCATCAAAAAGCCATTTACAGAGCTAGAGCTAGAGCAAATCAGGGATGCAGTAAGCAAATTAGGGAAAGGGAAAGAACAGGCACGAAATATGGCAATTATTGAAGTGCTTTACAGTACAGGCTGCCGAGTGTCAGAGCTGTGCGGCATGAATCGGAATGCCATACAGGATGACCGCATCACAGTGGTAGGCAAGGGAAATAAGGAGCGAGTTTGCTACCTAAACACCAGGGCTTTGATGGCGTTAAGCAAGTATTTTGCCACTCGCGGAGACAGCAATATTGCCATGTTTGTGACCAAATACGGGAGAATCAGCACCGGCATGGTGGAAAGAATGGTGCGGGAACTCGGGAAACTGGCAGGAATAGAAAATTGCCACCCGCACCGATTCCGCCGCACTGCTGCCACGATTGCCCTACGGCGTGGGATGCCGATTGAGCAAGTCTCACAAATGCTGGGGCATGCAGAGCTTACTACAACTCAGATTTACGCGATCACATCCGAAGATGATGTCCACGCATCTCACCAGAAATATCTATCGTGAGTAGGAGGCCAAGATGAAAAATAAACAATGGCAAGGACTTGTAAACCGCAATAACGGCGAAGCGCTGGAACAGGTCATCCTGGCGGCTTGCGACTACTACCGCAGGAACAAAATCGCAGAGATTGACAAGACCCCGGAGCCATTCCGGGTGCTGTCCGGGCGGAAGCGGCTCTCCTGCGGCGCGATGGGCTTTGAGGGTGTATTTACCAAAAAGGCGCAGCCGGATTTCAAGGGAACGCTCTTCGGCGGTCAGGCGGTAGTGTTCGAGGCAAAAATGACTACGACTGACCGCATATCCCAAAGCGCAGTAAACGAGGCGCAGACCGCCGCCCTGGATTACCACAAGTTCATGGGCGCGAAATGCTTCGTGGTGGTGTCCATCAACCTGGAAAAGTTCTACCGGGTGCCGTGGGGCGTGTGGCCGGTAATGCGGGAGTATTTCGGCCACAAGTACATGGACGCAGACGACCTAAGAGCGTTTGAAATCCAGCGCCGCAACGGCATCCTGCAAATCCTGAAACCATGTGAGTGGGGGCAGTGATATGGAACAGATACGACAGCGTTTGACGGTAGGAAGCAAAGTGCGGGAAAAGATTACCTCGGCCACGGCTACCGGGATGCTAGACCCGGAGCTGACCAAAAAGGTGACGGGAACTGTGGTGTACATACACCCGCAAAAGCGGTTTTACACGGTGCGGTTTGACTTTCCAAAGGGCACGATACACGAGAGCTATTACTTCCCGGAGCGCATCGGAGACAGCAGCGCGCCGAAAAGTCCGCCGAGAGAAGTAAGGGGTTACAGCACAAAGCCGATAAAGGGCGAAGCGATTTTGTAAGGAGGCCGACTATGTATAAGTTGCCATACATCCCGGACAAAAAGCTCTATGCAGCGGTTATGGGTGCATGTTCTTACGTCAGAGCTACGGGTTATTTCAACAAGGCTACAAGATTCTATGCGAATAAATACGATGTCGACGTTGAAGAAGTCAGACGATATGCACGGATTGCGCAGGGAAACGGTCAGAAAATGGCGAGCAAAGCGAAGAAGGTAAAATATCACTGGTTTGCGGTTGAATACAGCATAAGCCATGAACATGATGGAACAGCGTGCTATTATTTTGAACCACTCCTTGCGCATTATAAAATTCGGAAAGGCATGACTGCTGACAGCGTAAAGCGAACTATGGGAAAAGAGCTAGAGTCTCGCGGCTTGGAAATTTGGTTTGGGCGCGTTGAGCCGTTCGACATGGAAGATACCGCAACTGAGACAGCACACAGATGGGAAAGCGAAGCAGCGCAAAAGCGAGAATTGGAGTTGGGACAACATGGAACTAACCAAGGTTGACCGGGCGCGGATGCTTCGGCGAATGCGGAAACCGGCACTGGCTTCGATGGAGTACGGCAGCATAGCTGAGGAGCTGGCCGGGATTTCCGAGGCCTGCGAGGACATCCACTACTTTATGGACGGCGAGGGCACGCTGCTGGACGCGCTGGACGGGGATGACGAGGCGGAATACGAGTTCCGAATGGCCTTTTCCGTGCTGGACGAAAAGGTGAATGCCCTGCAATCTGCCCTGGACGGCGAGGAATGGGCGAAGCCTTTTGACGAGGAATTTGACCCGGAGGCGGATTTTAATTCCTGCCTGGTGGCGCTGGTGGGCGACTACTACCTGAGCAATGGCGGCAGCATTTGGGGCTATGACGCGGGGGTTGGCGACTACTTCACGCTGGACGATTGGGACGGCAAGTGGGCAACCAGCGAGGCCGGGAAGCGCCTGTGCCGCAAGACCAAGCCCCAGATGCTCCACTCCATACAGGTGACGCTGCGTATCTTCCTGGCGATGGTGGACATCCGGGAAGAGTACGACTACCTCCGCTGTGCCTTTGACATCCTGGGGGACGAAAACCGGGCGCTGCTGCGAACCATTAAGGACATCGAGGAAGCCTACGACAAGGCGGAGGAAATAAGCAGCGGGTTCTGGTATCTGGACTATGCGGAAGTCAAGTATCTTGACCGCCTGGTAGCGACCCTGCCGGAGCGGTGCTGGGTGGAATAGGGGTGACTGCATGGCAAGACGTATACAAGAGCGAACCGAAGCACAAATCAGAGCAGATTTGGAGCGGGAGTTCAGGTCATGGGATTACCAGTACAAATATGGATGTCAAGACCCGTTTTGGCCAGATGGAGTGAATCTCAACCTTGTGCGCAACCACATCATTGCACTATACAAAGAACTGGCCGACAAGATTTTAGAGCCTGTGCAGCTCTCCCTATTTGACTTCGGCGTGGAAATGAGCAATGAGCGGCCAATCCCGCAGGAAGTCCCGAACGATTACATGGCTCCACAGGGGAAATTCCCACACCGAATTTTCCAGGAGTATCGCAAAAAGGAGGAAACGCAGTGAGCAAGGCTAGAGTTTACGGAGCCAATCGACAGTCCATCCCAAACAACAAGCGCAAGGACAAGCACGGAGGCAACCCGGTGTTTCGGAGCTGGGAGCGGGACAAAGCGAGGCTTGCAAAAATTGCCGAGAAGTGGGAAAAGGAATGCAAAGTAATGAGCTATGAGGAAGTGGGAGGCAAAGAAATCACGCAGGCAAAACAAAGACTTATGATGGAGGTAGCGCATGAAAAAAACGAAAATTGAATGGGCGGATGCCACATGGAATCCCGTAACCGGCTGCTTGCACGGATGCGAATACTGCTATGCCCGGAGAATCGCTGAGAGATTCGGCGGGTACCAGCAATACGAAAGATACGAAATTCCTGGTGGTTACAGATACAGCGAGTGGGAATCCCCGCTGGGGCGGCATTGTGGGGAACCGTTCGACCCGAGCGAGCACGAGTATGATGAACCAGTTAAGAAAGAAATCATACACGGCACCGGGTACTACGATGTAGAGCCGGACGTTACGCAACTCAACGTGGTAGCGCCATACCCCGATTTCTTTCAGCCTACATTCCACAAGTACCTCCTTGATAAGCCGCAGCGCTGGAAAAAGCCGCAGACCGTCTTTGTGTGCTCCATGGCCGACCTGTTTGGAGATTGGGTGCCGGACGAATGGATTGAAGAAGTGTTCGCCGCTTGCGATGCTGCGCCGTGGCACAGGTACATGTTTTTGACGAAAAACCCAAAGCGATATGCTCTACTACGGGAGCAGGGGATTAGACCCCCTGATGATAGCTGGATAGGCACGAGCTGTACAACTGACTCACAGGCAATCAAGGGGACGTATGAATTGGCGAAGTGTTGGAACGTTAATGCGAGCTGGTTCGTATCTCTCGAACCAATCCTTGAACGAATGTCCAGGGAGGCAGTGGAAGACTTATCCGTTATGGACTGGCTCATCATTGGCGCAGAAACGGGGCACCGGGAAGGGAAAGTCATCCCGCAAAAGGCATGGATTGATGAAATCTGCGAAGAAGCAGATGCCAGAGAGACACCAGTTTTCATGAAAGAATCTCTCCTGCCGATTGTCGGCGAGGAAAATATGCGGAGGGAACTGCCGTGGAGGGTAAGGGAGGAATGACATGAAAGTTCTACTATATGCTTATGGCGGTTGGCTTTATATGGCACAATTAGGCAGCAACCGAAGTTCAATTCTATCCGCAGAAGTTGAAAGAATTATATGTTCAAGCTGTGGAAAGGAGACCCGGCTCCAACGAGAAACAAAGGACGTAACAGACCTTTCTCTACGAGAGTATTATCGTTTTTGTCCGCGCTGTGGAGCAAAAATGTTTCATCCAGAAGACAGAGTTAAGCTCTTGTCGGAAATAGAGGCAGAGTAATCAGATGACGGGAAAGGAGGAGCAACATGACAAAAGAGGATGCAATGCCGCCGCGGGTAATTGAGCATCGTGGTTGGAAAACGGAGTGTATTTGTAGGCGATGTGGGTACCTTCTCGGTTGCGGGAACATGGTGCCCAGCGAGAACTACTGCGGCAACTGCGGGCAAAGAATCATGCACTGTCCGACAGGCGGCGGGTGTCTCGGATGGCACGCCGACACAGCAGACCGGGCGTGGGAGGAATTGGTCAGGAGGAAACGCACAGATGAGCAAAATTTCGCTGGACGATGCTAAAGCCTATCTTTGTGTGGATGGGGGGACGAAAATGCCCTGATTGCCGTTCTTCTTGCTTCTGCTAAACGGCATTGTAAAGTCGCAGAACTGACGGACGAGCAATGGGAGACTATTACTGTTGCGTCAACGGATGCGGACGCGGAGCTTATAAAACTGCGCTCCATTTTCCGCGGCGCAGTGCTGTATGCGCTTGGCTATCTCTATGAACACCGGGAGAAGGCTGACCACCATGCGCTGACGCTAACGCTGCGGAGCATCCTGCTTCCCGCGCTGAAAAACTACTTTGAGAAATAGGAGGCGAAATAGATGGGAGAAGAATTTAGGCCTTACAAGTATAAACTAAAACCAGAGGACAAGCACGGCTTTAGCCAAAGTGCCCGGATTGCCCAAAACAGGTGGAACGGATTTACCCGGCAAAGGATTATCCTGGCCGGGACGTCCCACTAGTTGCGGGGGAATACTGGGTGCCGACAGAAAAATGCAAGGACTGAACCGGGAACGGAAAGGAGCGGACTATGGCAAAAAAGAATGTACATCTGCCGGAGGAAGTGGTGAAGGCCATTTCCGAGGCGGCGGCACAGGCCGGGGCGAAAGCCTTTTACGAGACAATGCAGCGGGAGCATCAGCAGGAGCGGGAAAACTACCATGACCGCAGGCTCCGCAATACGCGGCTGCTGCTGACCAACTACCGTGCGTTTAAGGCGCACGCCGAGAACGCCGTGTACAAGGTGCAGGAAGCGGAGGACGATTACGACATCACGGAGCTGATGTCTGACCGCTACGCGGACAGTGATGCTTTTGTGGAGAGCATCAAAAACTCGGTAGCCCGGACGGTCACCATTGTAAAGCACGTCACAACCATGTTGGGGCTTTACGAGGTGTACTGCAACAGCACCGGGAACCCGGAGGACGTGCGGCGGTGGACTGTCATAAACGGGCTGTATGTCGCGGAGCAGGTCAAGACCCCAAAGCAGCTTGCAAGCGAGCTGTACGTCACCGAGCGGACAGTTTACCGCGATGTCAGTGATGCCATAAACGCACTTTCCGCTTTGATTTTTGGCGTAGATGGTATCAAAAAAGAGTGAGTTTGAGGGTAAACCCAGAACATTTTCCCCGAAAACCTCATGTCAAAAACATGTCAGTGACATGTCAGTGGTTTCGTGATATAATATTAGCGTAAAATTTTATCATGTGCAAAAAGCTCCTGATTTTCGAGGTCAACGCCAGACCGCTGAAAAAATCAGGAGCTTTACTATTTGCGGAGGGAGGATGTCAAAAAGCCTGATTGCTCCTTTTCAGGCGAACGAAACAAAACGCTGTCCTGGGCCGGAGCCGGTTCTTCTGGACGGCAAACAAAAGGAGAATTTGAATGTTATCTATCTATCGTAAATTCAAAAGTAACCCATCCCTGTATTACTCGTTCAGCATTGCCGCCACCTGGGCCGGAGCCGGTTCTTCTGGACGGCAAACAAAAGGAGAATTTGAATGTTATCTATCTATCGTAAATTCAAAAGTAACCCATCCCTGTATTACTCGTTCAGCATTGCCGCCACCTGGGCCGGAGCCGGTTCTT